GTACCGTCAGTTTTGAAGCGAATTGTTGTAATATCAATTTTCGAACTTTATTATTAAGTTTTCCAATTGGTTTCGACAAGGATCCTAAAACTCTGAACCCATAACCGTAGGCTGCAAGCAGCCCCGCTATAGATAGAGAATATTTATTAGCCAAGTCTAAGGATGCCGGAATAGAGAGAGATGCAGCAGCAACTTCTTTGAAAGGAATAGGACTTACGTCCTGCCCTCTAAAGATAGTTCTTTTCGCGAACTCTAAGCAATCTCCTTTCGGAGACAGCAAAGATTTAGCTAGCCCGCATTCAACTCCAAGCGACTTCAAGATTTTGAGGTAATGTACCACAACTTCTTGATCCCCAATAACAAGGTCATCACCCAAAACTGCATAGTTTTGGTACCATGTCCCTAATTTACAGTGTCCAGACCTCCATGAGGCACACTGAACGATAAAGTGGTGCGTAAGAGCAAGCATTGCCCAACTACTCAAGGCTCCCATAGGCTGTCCGACTGCGTAACGCAGTCCCTCAACCTGAGGAAGACCTTTTGCAGTCATAGCAAAAGCCCTCTCTACCATCAACCCTTTCCAGGCCGTCGCAATTTCAGGTGTTAGCATTTCTGCCAACAGCTTACGTTGTAACTCCACTGGAAGTCGATCCGTTGCAGCCGAAAGGTCTAACGAAAACAAGCCTGTGAAACGTTTACTTTTCAATAAACGCCAAACGGGTCTCATTTGGTCAAACGTTCCGTCCTGAGGAATTTGAGGTAGTATCAGTTTAAATAGCATATCGTGAAGGGGTTTTGTGAACCAATTGGTCCAGCAATCCACCATCGCGAATATACGTATTTTCCCTGCAGTTTCAAATTTGGGAGCTAACTTCCCTTGTGCCACGTACAATAGTCTGGGATTCATGTTTACATGATCAGGGATATTCTCCCCGAACCAAACTAAAGCACGCGTTACAGCGGGTTTAATTAGTCCAAATAAGCCACTACAAGCTTTGAATAACTTCTTAGCTTGATACATAGCTCTAGCTCCGGCAACGACAGCAAGAGGATGCGTAGAAAACTCGGATCCAAATAGTCTATTTGTAGAGGAAGATGACTTGAAAATATTAAACAATTTAATGTTATTATATTTCTCCGTCACCCACTCTAGATAGAATGTATCACTTTTCTTAGTAATGAGCTCAATCAGCTTAACGAAAATGGGTATATACCCATCTAAGTTTATAGCTGCTGTCCCATTAAAAGGATCGGTAATGCTTCGTAATTTAAGCTGTCCAGGATATGTTAATACCCGGTAAGCATTAAAGAACGAAAGATAGATTCGAATAATTTTCACATCTCCTGCTCTTATTCTATCTCGGTGAAGAGAAGGAATAATTCGAGGAAGACCTGTGCTAGTTCGACTAACTCTCGATTTTGATATCAAGAATGAGTCATGAACCACGTGTCCACCCAACGCTTGTTGGAGTGATACAGCACAAGCTTTAAGGTAAAGAGTTAAACCCTTTACACCTCTCGATCTTGCGAGTATATGAATTCTTCTGACAAAGTAGACGATTGCGCGTACTCTCCCTGGATTTACGGAAAGTCCCGTCATTTTCACTATTCCTAGGAATAGATTAATGAGAGACTGTCCCCCATTTCTGAGGAACACAGCGTTAGTCACTGAACTATTTAATTACACGTATCTAAATATTGAAACTGTCAGTCTTAGTGAGTGAATAAGTTTTATCCTATTCAATTTCATTGATTCTTTCATTTTCATAGTTTATTTACGTTCCCT